TAGATGTTGTTTGTTCATACATCGATACTATTAGTTCGTAGGAGGAATTATGACGGCAACAATAAATGGAATCCAATATATAGGAGGGCAGTATAGCCCTAATGAATTTATACCTAATCAAGCGGCAACGATTGATGGAACTCAAACAGTAGAGAATGCAGTTCTTGCAGGACCTATTACTTTACCAGGTACAGTAACAATAACAGGAACGGTGGTAATAGTTTAATGAGTAAAATTAAAGTTGATCAAGTTGAACAAAGATCCGGCGCAACTGTAACAGTTGGTGGTGGAGCTTGTAAAACTGCCGTAATAGATGCCACTACGGTAACTTTAGGTAGATCAGGTGCAACAGTATCTTTAGCCTGTGGTGCTACACAATCAGGTTTTGGAAGAACTGGAACTGTGGATTGGTGTACTACTGCGAAGACTTCTCCTTTAACAGCAGTTTCAGGAAAAGGTTATATGGTTAATACGTGTGCTGGTTCAGTAACTGTTACATTACCTACTTCACCATCGGCGGGTGATATTGTTTCCATAGCAGATTATAAATCTACTTTTCAAACTAATCAATTAGTCGTAGGCAGAGGTGGTTCAAAAATTAATGGTGATTCTAATGATGCTTATTTAACAACAAAAGGACAATCTGTAACAATGGTTTACATTGATGCTACTCAAGGATGGAAGTCAGTTCAAGATTCAACTTCAGATGTTACAGGGGCTCCAGTATACAATGTACAATATTTAGTTATAGCTGGAGGTGCAGGTGGAGGTACCAATTATGGTGGCGGAGGTGGAGCTGGAGGTTTTAGAACTATTCCAGGTAAAACTTTTTCAGTTACATCAGGAGATTCTTATACAATAACGGTTGGTGGTGGTGGAGCAGGCGCTCCTAATCCAGCAAGTCCATTTAGAGGAGTAAATGGTTCTCCCTCAATATTCTCATCAATTACATCTGCTGGAGGTGGTGCAGGATCAGGTGGTTGTGGTGCAGCAAGTGATGGTGGCAGTGGCGGAGGTGGAGGAAGAAGTCCATCTGGCTCAATGTCAACACAGGGATCAGGTAATGTACCACCAGTAAGTCCTCCACAAGGTAATCCAGGATCCACATCAGTCCCTGCAGGAGCAGGAGGAGGTGGAGGTGGTGCGGCAGCAGCAGGAGGAGGTTCTGGTAAATGTGGTGGTGCTGGTTCACCATTTGGAGGTTTAGGACCATTAGCCCCAAGTTATGGAACACCAGGTCCAGCTCCAGGAAAATATTTTTCAGGTGGTGGAGGAGGTTATGCTGATGGAGTAGGTGGTTCAGGTGGAGGGGGATCAGCCCCAGCCGATGCTGGTTGTGCTAATACAGGTGGTGGAGGTTCTGGTTGCTCAGCAGGGGGATCAGGATTTGTAGCAATAAGATATGTAACTGCTTGTGCTAGTCCTACGGTAGCCGGAGGAAACGCGAATGCAACTTGTTCCTCAGATACAATAAGAGTATTTACAGCAGATGGAACATTTACAGCATAGGAATTAATGAGTAGAATTTTAAAGAAAAGGATAATATAGTATTTACAGGAATTTAAAATTAATATATAAGGAGAACATTATGGCACATTACGCAAAATTAGGAGCAAACAATAAAGTTATAGCAGTTCACGTTGTAAATGATAGTGACTGTTTAAATGCTGATGGTATTGAAGATGAAGAAGTAGGAAGACAGTTTTTAGAAAGAATTCATCACTGGCCTCTTTGGAAAAAAACATCTTACAATACATCTGGCGGACAACACAAAAATGGCGGAACACCTTTAAGAGGTAACTACGCAGGTATAGGTATGACTTATGATGAAGATAACAATATTTTCATTGATAAAAAACCTTACGCTAGTTGGGTTTTAAATGCGGCAGAAGCAAGATGGCAATCCCCAATAGGCGATGCACCTGAATTAGAAGAAGCAGAACTAGAAACTCATATCTATAAGTGGAATGAATCCGGCCAATCTTGGGATAAAACAGCCAGATAGTCTTGACATTATTATTAAATTAAATTACATACTTAATAGGTATGCAAAAGAAAGTATTATCAGAAATAGACCTTTATTATGGTGAGCTTAAAACACCTAAAGGATTTGAAATTAAAAGAGATATTATTAAGAATACAGTTCTAGACTCTTTTCTTAAAGAAAACAGAATTAGTAAAAATATTAGAGATTATGCTTATTCTGATTATCAATTAGAATATTCTAAAGCTTATCAATGGTTACAAGATTATATCCGAGATCATTTTAACAGTGAATATAAAAAAACATTAGTTCCTAAATTATCTTGGGGAAATGTTTATGATTATAATCAAAAATCTTTTTCACGAACATCTGTTGATCCAGTTGATTTAAAAAATTCTGCTGATTATGTATTTATTTATGGGGTGGATGTAGGTAAAGATTCTACAGGTGTTATAATAGAATATAATGACAATAGAAGAAAAGGAAGAACCTGGCATATACCTTTAAATAATAATAATTTTGTTATGTTTCCTAGTACCAATCAATATTTTATTAGTCCAAACAAATCTAAACAAATGAATATAATTTTAACTACAACTTATGAATATATCTAATTTTATTGAAGAATATAAAATACCAAAAAATATTTGTGATAACTTTATAAGTTATCATAAAAAAAATAAAGAATATAAACGTAAAGGAACAATAAAAAATGATGTTATTGATTTAAAAGAAAAAGATTCAACAGATGTATTTTTTTATAATGAATCTAAACAAGATTTTATTATTAATTTTTTTAAATTACTAGGTACTTTTGTTACTCACTATATGAATAAATATGAAATAAAAGGTTTATTACATAGCGCTCAATCTCATAAAATACAGCACTATAAAAAAAATAAAGGTTATTTTAAACAACATTATGAAAAATTTAATTTACAAGAAGTTAATAGAGAATTAGTTTATATGTTATATTGTAATAATGTAAAAAATGGCGGGACTAATTTTCCTTTTCAAAACATTAAAACTGAATGTAATAAAGGAAGTTTAATTATTTGGCCTGCTTTTTTTACCCACCCTCATCACGGAATAATTTCAAAAAATAAAGAAAAATATATTGTAACAGGATGGTTTTTAGTAAAATGAATATATCTAATTATTATTGGTATTTTCAATCTGCAATTCCTGAGCGAATATGTGATATGATTGTAAAATATGGTAAAAGCGAAAAAGAAAGACAAGTTACAGCAATTACAGGTGGTTTGGGTAGAGATAGAGATTTAAAATCAAACCCTTTAACTAAAGAAGAATTAAAAGATTTAAAAAAGAAAAGAGACTCTAATGTTATTTGGATGAATGATAGGTGGATTTATAAAGAAATTCATCCTTATGTACATCAAGCAAATAAAAGTGCTAATTGGAACTTTGAGTGGGATCATTCTGAATCTTGCCAATTTACAATATATAAAAAAGGTCAATACTATGATTGGCACTGTGATAGTTGGGATAAACCTTACGTAGAAGAAGGTCCTACAAAAGGAAAAATTAGAAAATTATCTGTAACGGTAACGTTAACAGACCCAAAAGAATACAAAGGTGGAGAGTTAGAGTTTGATTTTAGGAATGAAGATCCTGATAAAAAACCTAACATTAGAACTTGTACTGAAATATTACCAAAAGGCTCTTTGGTTATATTTCCTTCATTTGTATGGCATAGAGTCAAACCCGTAACCAAAGGAGAAAGGAATAGTCTAGTAATATGGAATCTAGGTTATCCATTTAAATAATATGCAAGGAAGTAATAATCACGTAAAATTTAATAGTGCTGCTTATTTTAGTACACCTGTTTGGACAGCAGACGCATCCGTGTTTCTTAAACCAATGTTAAAATTAACAGATGGATATTTAAAAAAAACAAAAAAAACTGTAATGGCTAAAACTATTAAAGAAAGAAATAAAAAATTTGATGCCAAATTAGAGGATTTTGGTTTATCTAATCATTCTGAATCATTTAATAGTGATCCTAAGGCTAAAGCATTTGTAGATTTTTGTGGAGCAAGAAGTTATGAATTTTTAGATTGGTGTGGATTTAATATAAGTAATCATAGTTTACATTTTACAGAATGTTGGGTTCAAGAATTTTCAAAGAAAGGTGCTGGACATCACGATGTTCATACGCATTGGAATCAACACGTTTCCGGATTTTATTTTTTAAAATGTAGTGATAAAACATCTTACCCTGTTTTACACGACCCAAGACCTGGTGCTCAAATGACAAGACTTCCACAAAAAGATGGAAACAAAATTACATTTGCGAATGAATCGGTACATTATAAAGTTAAACCTGGAATGATGGTAATTATTCCTGGTTATACTCCACATCAATATCCTGTAGATATGGGGTTAGAACCTTTTAGATTTATACATTGGAACATACAAGCGGTTCCATCTACTATATCAAAAGAAACATCAATGAAAAAAAAATAATGGGCTGGTATAAAACACAAGATCAAATGATTCACGAATTAAATGGTTCCGTATTTTCATCGGACCCAGTTAATAAAACAAATGATCCAATGAATCCTATTGATGTTCATAATAAAAATTACATTATGGAATTAAAAAATAGAGAAGCCTATACTCCAGAACGTTTTAATGGTTCTTTAATTGAAAAAATAAAATATGATTTTTTAGTTAAGAATTGTGGAGACAGAATACCTGGTTATGTCTGTCGATTTAAAGATGGATCTTATTGGGCTTGGAATTTAAAAAAAATACCTGAGCCTAAATGGTATGAAAAAAAACTTCCACAGACAACTCATTTTGATAGAACCGAATGGGTTAATAAAACGGTAGGAGATTTAACACTTAAAGAAGGAGTAAAATTAATATGAGTTTTAAAAAAAATAAATATACAGTATTAAAAAAAGCCATTAGTCCTCAATTAGCTAAGTTTGTTTTTCAATATTTTTTATTAAAAAGAAAAGTAACTAGAAAAATGTTTGACGAAAGATATATTTCTCAATTTACAGAAGAATGGGGAGTGTGGAATGATAAACAAGTTCCTGAAACTTATTCTCATTATGCCGATATTGCGATGGAAACTTTGTTAACTTGGGTTCAGCCAGCAATGGAAAAACACACAGGATTAAAATTAACTCCAACTTATTCGTATGCAAGAATTTATAAAAGAGGAGATATTTTAAAAAGACACAAAGACAGATTTAGTTGTGAAATCTCTACTACTTTAAATCTTGGTGGTGATAAATGGCCTATTTATTTAAGTCCTAATGAAAATGTAGGTCTTCCGGATGGTAAAAAAATAACAGTAGAAAGTAATGCTAAAGGAGTTAAAGTTGATTTAAAACCTGGCGATATGTTAATTTACT